AACGAGGGTTAGATCCAGGTCCTTAATAACGTCGGCGTTCTTACAACGGGATACGACGAGCCAAGCATCGAGGTTATCGGCCTGAACCGCCGGACCAAATCATTACCTCTTTATTTGCAAATGGTAGGCCGAGGATCCAGGCCTTACCCGGGTAAAAAGGATTTTGTCGTCCTGGATATGGGCGCCAATTTTGAGGAGTTTGGGACCTGGGACGAACCTCGCAGTATGTCAGAGGTGTTTTTTAACCCGGCCAAAGCAAAGGAAAAGCTCGACGCCGCGCCGGCGAAAGCTTGTAAAAAGTGCGGAGCGATTAATTCGATCGCCGCCCGCGTTTGTATTGCTTGCGGAGAGGAGTTTCCAAAACCAAAGCCAACGGTCGAGGAGATCGTCGGCGCTCACTTTGTTGAGGTTAAGCCCGAGGAGATCCTCCGACAAGATCCGAAAAACTGGACCTTTGAGGATATTCTCGTCGTTCAGAAAATCAAAGGATATAAAGACGGTTGGCTTTATTATCAAATGGCCGAGAGGGGCGTCGCCTTCCTCCAGCAATATGCAAAGCTCAAAGGATACCGTCCCGGCTGGGTATATGCCACTTTGAAAAGATTTAATAAATTGCCGGCTAGTTAACTATGTCTTTACGCAAATCATTGGCCGAGGCTGAGGCTCTCACTCGCGGGAGTTTTGGCGATCAACCGGGAGAGGTTGACCTCGGCGCCCTCAACCTGGTAACCGAAAAGCTCACCCAGGATCTCGCCCAGGATCTCCGATTTAATCCCGGTAAAGAGCCCGAAAAGCCGCGCCCGGTTATCCGGATAAATGAGTCGATAATATCATCGACCGAAAATATAACGGTCATTTCGGGAGCCTCAAAGGTCGGTAAGTCCCGGCTTTTCTCGGCCCTCATTTCAGGAACTTTCAAATATAACGAGCTCCTTAATCCGGATTTTATGGGGTTTAGCATCACCCAAAGCCCAGGGACCGCCGTCGTATATATCGACACCGAGCAAAGCCGATATGACTGGTATCGGATATCCCGGTCCTGTTATCGGCGTGTTAACCTGGATAAGCCTCCGGCGTTTTTCGGATCTTATAACTTTCGAGGCCTCAGCTATGCAAAGCGGATCGCTGTTTTTGAGGAGGTCCTTAAAAAAGAGGCCGACGACTTTGGCGGGATCCACCTTATCGCCCTGGACGGGATCGCGGACTTTTGCAAGAGCCCAAACGACGAGGAGGAGAGTTTCGAGGTCGTCGATTGGATCGAGTCGATCGCTGTAAAATACCGGACGCCGGTCGTTACCACCTTGCACCTAAACCCAGGCGAGCAAAGCGAGAAAATGAGGGGACACCTGGGGAGCCAAATAGAGCGGAAAGCGGAGTCCGTTTTCATATTGAAAAGAGACGATAAGGCTCAGGGAGTAGAAATAAAGCCGAAAGTCCTCCGAAATTCAGGCGGAGAAGTTCCGGCGATACTTATAAAATGGGATCGGGATAAGCACGATTTCGTTTTTAGCGGAGAGATTAAGACCCAGGAGGCGCGCGACTATACGACCTTTAAGCCGGAGGAGCTGAGGGATCGGATTGACCAGGTTTTTTTAAAGGACGAGGAGCTTAAGGGCGACGAGCTGAGGCTCGGGATAAAGATCGCTTTTGGTTACTCGAATAACTCGAAAATCGCCGAGGTTAAGGCTTGGCTTAAGCGGATTAACTGGATCGCGACCAACGGCGAGCCGGCGACCTCTCCGAAATTACGATATATTAAAGGACCTCAATACTTAGACAATGGACCAGGATTTTAAAGGCGAAAAATGGCGACCGATTCCGGGCTTTTGCGCGGCTTACCAGGTCAGTAATTACGGCCGGATATACTCGGTAAGAAGGGGTAAAATGCTAAGCCCGGAGATCCTAAAAAACAGGATGAAATTAATCTCCGGATATACCAGGGTAACCCTCTCAATCGACAATAATAGGACCCGGATTTTAGTCCACCGGGCGACGGCGAGGGCATGGGTCCCGGGTCGGACGGAGGACAAACACGTCGATCATATCGACAATAATCCGACTAATAACAGGGCCGAAAATCTGAGGTATTTAACGCCCGAGGAGAACCTCCGGCGGAGGCATTACCCACCAAAATCGGAGGACGACGACCTCCCTTTTTGAACTTATCCCAACCGGTTTGGGATAAGTTGGGATAAGTGGGATAAGTTACCTTTTTTCACCCTCTTTGGCTCGCCTGGAGACCCTCTTAAAATCTTATCCCTATCCCCCCCCCTATATAGGGGGGGGAAGGGATAAGTTAAGAGAGGTCGATCCGGCTCGGGAAGGGCTGATAAGGAAAATGGCTTTCCTGGATTGGGATAAGCTGGGATAAGTAGAATTTTTTTTAATATTGTAAAATGAGTAAAACAGAAACACAAAAACCCGCAAGGCCTAAGAGCCTGGACGAGCTCGCGATTATGGAGGTCGTCGAAAAAGCTAACAACGATTTTAAAACCGCCTACCTCTCCGGTATTGCCGAGCTCAAAGAAAGAGCCGAGGCGATGGAGATCTCGGGATCTTACCAGGACCGTAAGGCAGCGAAACAGATCCGCCGCTCGATGCAAATCGTCCAGGATATTTTCAAGGTCGCGAAGGAGGCTATTCTCAACCTGGAGGATTACGCCAACGCGCGACGCGTGGAGAGCGCAACCTTACGAGCCCGCCAGCTCGTCGCCGACAAATATCTCCTCGATACGTTCGGAGTCCTCCGGGAGCTAAACGAGGAGCTCGCCGAAATGAACGGTAAGAAATACGCGGACCCAAAGGAACCGGAGGCGTTTAAAACCAACTTAGACACTTTGACGGATAACGCCGATAACGATGGCGATCCCTGGGACTGATTTCCCGGCGCCTGAGCGACGATCTACCTCTCTCCGGTATGTTTGGACGTCCGGGCTTGCGATCGTCGTTTAAAACGCTTAATTTTAAATATACAATTTGGCCGATATGAACAAAAAACAGAATTTAAACGGATCAGCTCCTCGCCCTTTAACCAGGACCGAGCGCCGCGAGCTTGTTAAAAAGCTCGGAAAAGAGACCGAGCGCCTCGAGAGACTGATCGTCTCCCAGGTCCTCCGGGAGTATTTAGGGTGCCAGCCGTTTACCGAGGATTACAAGGATCTCCAGGTTATCGCAAATAGCCAGGACGCCAGCGTCGCAAAAATCTATTTTCGAGGGCAATACCTGGGCGATCGTAAAACCTTTTACGGATCAGTCGAGGAGCTCCGCCCTCCGACTGTAAAATTTAAGCCCTCCGACCGCTTTAAGCCTCGAGACAATGGACCCGCGAGCGATTAGGAGGATACCGGAGGAGTTCGCTCCATTTCCGGCCGGCAATATCCCGCCGGTATATAACGAGCTTAACCTTTTGCTCGGGCCAAAGTTTTTGGGCGAGTTTGGAATCCCTGGAGAGCAAACAAAGGGCCGCGATATCGACGAGGATTATCTCGGTAAAGTGGACCACTTTATCGCCAGGGTCCGCGAGCGGATCGCTAAGGAGCAGCCGCCTTACAAGCGTATTTTTTTAGTCTCGGAGCTCGATCCTGAAAACCCAGGGAGGGCGATCGCTCACTTTAAGGAATGGATCGACCGGACCAGGAGGACGGACCTCGTAGAGTTTAACCAGTATTACACATTTATAAAAATTCAAAATGCAAAATCTTGATCCGGCCCGGCTTGTTATTTGGGCCCTTTCTTTGGGTATTTCCGCGATCCTGTTGTCGATCGCCGTCCTGGTAATTGTATCCCTGGTTAAGGGGTTTTTCAAAGGCTTAAAAAAGGGCCTACGGTCTCAAAAGCAGAAAAGAGAGATCGACGAGCTCATTAAGGATATTAAAATTAACTGATATGCAAACAGTAAAGCAAACGGCGGATATGATTATCGAAATGACCGAGGCGCGCCTCCAGGCGGAGGCCGTCGCCTGGTTTCGTCGGAGATATAACCGGCTCGGACCGCTTATGTTTATGATTAAAAACGACGGCCGCAAAAGTGCGAGAGCGGGCGCCCTGGATACGGCCCTCGGGCTCACGCCTGGGACTCCCGACGTAATGCTAGCCGTCCCCTCTAAAGGAAAGTCGGGGCTTTTCCTGGAGTTCAAAACCAAAACCGGCAAGCTCAGCGCGGCCCAGGTCCTCCAGCTTGATAGGTTAAACGCCCAGGGTTACGAGGTCGCCGTCGTCCGGAGCCTGGAGATTTTTAAGGATATTATTAAGAATTACCTCGAAATTTGTTAATTTTAAGCTGTTGATTCTAGTCATGATTTGCATAATTTTTGTTTTTAGTTAACACGAAAGTCCCGGGCAAAGTCCGGGCTTTTTTGCTATGGCTCATTTTCAATATATCGCCCTTAAAAACCGCCTTACGCCGCGAGACGTTAACCTTAAGCGCGTCCCGAAAGGCTTTCCTTGTTATGCAATATGTTTGATCGGTCGGGATTTCGAGGGTAGGCCGGATCCAGGCGCCGAGGTGTTTCTTACGGACTGCAATTTTAAAACCTTATCGATCCAGTTTACCAACCGCCCGAGGCTGGAGGCCCTGGTCCTGGGATCCTGGTCCAATACCTGGGAAACATACGAGAAATTAAAGCGGGATTTCGACAAGTCGAGATATCCCTTTTTGCATTGGCTGAAAGTCGCCCGGATCCTGGACCTGGAGACTTACAAGGATTTCAAAGACCTGGAGGCCTGGAAAATGGACCCTGTTAGCCAAACGCTTAAGGAGTGGCGGCCGATTTTGAACCTTACCGCCCTGGAGAGAGAGATCGACCTCCCGGAGGGCACGCTTAGGCACTTTGAAAAGGAAGGCGTCCCGGCAAAATGGAGGGATAAGGTCGTCCGGTATTTACAGTATTTCGGCGCTGACCTTAAGCGCCTGGAGACCCGTAAAAAAAATTACCTTACTGAAAAGACGGAATTAAAGAGTTCGAGATCTTAGAGCTTAATCGCCCAGGTCTTTAATTTGGGCTTATTATGAGTACATACCTCGCAAAAGCCGACTTTTTACCTGTTATAAGAGCGGAGGACCTTAACGAGCTGATCGACGCAACCGACGCAACGCTCGACACTTTGGAGGCCGAGGCCTTAAGCATGGTAAAAAATTATATCGGCAAGCGGTACGATATCGACGCCGAGACCGAGAAAACAGGGGCCGACCGCAATAGCTTTTTTATTGCTCAGATCCGAAAGATCGTAATTTATAACCTTTTTAGGCGCGCTGGAGTCTCCGCGATACCGGAACCGGTCAACCAGGATTACGCCGACGCTATGGATTGGCTCGAAAAGGTCGCGAGGGCAAAGCTCGACGTCGATCTCGATGTTTTACAGGACTCCGAGGGCGAGGATATTACGCGCTTTCGCTGGGGGTCTCAAAGTGCGCGGACTCATTAACCAAAAGCAATGGATAAAAAATTTAACCTTTTGAGGCCCTCAACATGGTTTGATAACCAGGCTCTCGCAGCGCCTACCGGCGAGGATGTAACCAAAAAACGGCAAAAAGGAGGGACGGCCGGCAAGCTTAAACAGGTTACCGAATACGAGAGCAAACTCGAGATTCAAAATTTTGTGGATAACGTTCGCCTCGCTGAGGATCTCACCGCGCCGGATCGCCGACCGCTCAATTACCACTATAAAGAATTTATGAAGGACGCGCACCTCGCGAGCCTGGTAAATACCCGGATCAATAAGGTCCTAGCGGAGCCGTTCGGGCTTTACGACGATAACGGGAAGCTTAACGAGGAGGCTACCAGCCTCTTAAAAAGGCCCTGGTTTGATAGGTTTGTAAAATACGCCCTCGAGGCTCGTTTTTACGGCTTTTCGATTATTGAATTACCGCAAATTGCACCGGGGAGAGAGGTCGAAAACGTCTTTCTTATCCCGCGCGACAATGTGGACCAGGTCGCCGGAACTATACACATTCATTCGACTAATTGGGAGGATAACGGCATCCCTTTCCGGGAGGGTCCGCTTGTTAAGGATCTGATCGAGATCTCCGGAGGGCCGAGAGACCTCGGGCTCTTAATGATTTGTGGTAAATGGGTAATTTATAAGGGTTATTCTGTAAGCGATTGGAGCCGGCACTCGGAAAAATTCGGTATGCCCTCGATCGCGATTAAAACAGATACCAGCGATACAAAAAATATCGATGCAAAAGAGGCCTTTTTACGGGACTTTGGAGCAAACGCTTACGCGATACTTGACCTCACCGACGAGATCCAGCTTATCGAGGCTGCCAAAAATGACCCTTATAAGATTTACGACTCCTTAATCGAGCGCGCCGACGCTCAGCTCTCCAAAATTGTGCTCGGGCAAACAGGGACCACCGACGAAAAGGCTTTTGTCGGATCTGCCGAGGTGCACGAGAGGACGCTCGACGACTACATCCTCGCGGATCTCCGGAGCCTGGTATATGACATTAATTACAAGGTTATCCCTCGGCTATTACTGAGAGGTTACCCGATTAAAGGCCTATCTTTCGATTATAAGGTTAACCGGGAGGAGGAGAGAGATCCCGGAGCAATGAAAAAAAGCGCCGGCCTGGAGGACGAGGGCGAAAAAAAGCTTTATCTCTCGCCTGGGATCCGGCAAATACTGAATATTTCATCTCTTTATCAGGATCCGCACCACCACTAAACGAGACCAGCCGGGAGCTTACCGCTTACGTCGATGGCGCCCTTAACGACCTTTACGGCGGGGCCGATACCTCGGAGCTGGAGCGTTTTATATCGATCAGGACGGGCCTCTTATTGTGGTCCGGAGCTCAAAGATCTTTTAAAGCCGTAAGCTATGGATCCGACGATTACGCCGTCGCCGAGGCTTTCCGTCGTAATTTATGGCTTACCTCGGTGTTTAAAGCCCACTCTTTCGGCCAAAATATCAATGCGGTTTTATTCGATAAGGAGGGCGAGCTTGTCAGTTTTGACCAGTTCAGGACCAGGGCCTTAGCTCTCAATCGAGAATATAACGTTAATTGGCTCGCTACTGAATACAGAACCGCCGTAAAATCAGCCCAGGACGGGATTAAATGGACGAAATTAGTCGATGAGAAAAGCCTTTTTCCTTACCTGGAATATCGCAGCACGCGAGACGGCCGCGTCCGAGACGAGCACGCGGTTTTTGACGGTATTATAAAGCCGGTGGACTCGCCTTTTTGGGACACTTATTACCCGCCAAACGGTTTTAATTGCCGATGTCGGATAATACAGCGCGAAAGCGGACCCGCGACCAGGACGCCGAGCAACTTACCGCCTCCGGACTCGCCTCTTTTCGAGCAAAATGTCGGCAAAACCGGGGAGCCTTTTCCTACCAAAGGCAAAAACAAACATCCGTATTTTAAAGGCGTCCCAGCCGATAAAAAGGCCCAGCTATCGAGCAAGTCGGTTAAATACGACGGCGACGAGTTTATCCCGAATAACCTCAAAAAGCGCCTCCCGGAGGTAACCGCTCCGCCGGCGGGCTTGTTTTGGTCGAAATTTAAGGAGCTGGTCCCTTTACAGATCACGCCAAAAAAGAGCTATTACGCTCCTTACGATAAAAAGGTCCGTATCGGTCGCGGTCATTTACAGGACAACGTTAAAACCAGGCAAAGGGTCGCCTTTCATAAATACGGGCACGCTCTCGACGATCAAATCGGATGGACCAGGTCCGGAGCCTATGAGTTACCTATGGCAAAAATCGAAAACCTGGTAAGGAAACGCGCGCGAGTCGAGTCCGATTTTGCCGATTTCCTGGGAGAGGCTGGAGCTGGTAAAGCGGGCGGCGCCTCAAAGGGTTTATATAATAATCTCCAGCACGCCATTTTATGGGCCGAATATACGGACCCAAATATTAAGCTCGCCGATTGGCTTAAGGGCGTAAAGGCCGGAAATTTAGAGCGATACGAGCGGGGCGATCAGATCCGCAAGCTCCTTAAAAAACCGCCTACCTGGTTAAGTAAGGCGCTGAAATACGCTGAGGGCAAGGATTGGACGGTTACCGATTTTAAAAGTAATTGGACCGGCTTTGCCGATATCGCCGCGCAAGCAACTAAGGGAGAGATCGGTCGCGGTCATGGTAAAGGCTATTGGGCCAGCGAGGCGGGGCCCTGGGAGTATTTCGCTCACGTTTCGGAGGCCCGATTTGTGCCTGAGACGCGCGAATTTTGGGAGATATTGAGCCCGGAGATTACAAAAATTGTTGTTAAGTCAGGAGAGGAGTTTTATAAATGACCTATTTAAAGAAATATTTTGAGAAAAACGGCGAAAACGTCGAGCTCCTGGAGATGCTTATCCAGGCGGAAAGCAAGGAGCGCCTCGAGGAGCTCGCCGAAAAGGCGCTCCAGGAAAATAAGACGATCGTCGCCGTCGAGTCCCTGGAGGATTTCGATCGGATAGATGTTAAATTGATTTGATATGCCACTTAACAGGCCGATAAAAAGGACCGACCGCAAGGTTTTAAACGTTTTTAAACGCTTTCCGCGAGACGTCGCCCGGGAGAGCGTCGAGTTTTTTAAGGACGCGATCGAGGCGGAGGCCTGGGAGGGTAAGGCTTGGCCAAACAGAAAGCGAGAGCCCAGGAGCGGACCCAGGGCCCAGCGCGGACAAAGGGGTTTATTAATTGTATCCGGTAGGCTTAGGGACTCGATACGAGCGACCAGGATAACGGGCCGCGAGGTTATCGTCGAGGCTGGCTATACGGTAGGCAAGCGCAATAAATGGAACCTCGCGCAGATCCATAACGAGGGTCTTAAGCCGGTGCCGAAACGGCAATTTATAGGAGATTCAAAACGCCTACGAAAGATGATAAAAACGAATTTGAACCGACGTATTAAAAACGCTTTACAATGATATTTTACAACTTATTCGAGGCTCTTAAGGCCAAAATCGAGGCGATCAGTATCTCCGGAGAGAGCCAAAAGGTTTATTTATACGACGACGAGAAACTCGACGAGCTAAAAAGGCTCTCGGTTTTAATCGATTTCGAGATCCCGGAAGGGGAGGACCAGGTTACCACGCTGGGAGGATCTGTCCAGGAGATCCAGGTTATCGCCCGGATATATTACACTTTACCCAAAACCCAGGACCGGAGAGAGCTCCAAAAGATCGATACGATCCGGGAGGCTGTTTATAAGATCTTGGGAGCCCAGGAGGCCGGTTTTATGCTTTCGGACGTCCCAGGTAACCAGGCGCTCGCCGGGACGCCAAACGACCAGGGCCTTACGGGTAATATCGACCGGATCGGCGTCGAGTGGTTTCGCAATTTTACGACCGCAAGGATCGCCGTCGCCGAGGCTTACGCTATTCTATACAGGGACAACGCCGCCGCTAAGGTTTACATCGATAAGGAGCCGGTTACCGGCGTCGTCCTGGATCCCAGGGATTAACGTCCTCGCCTGGATCGAGCTCCTCGCTCGACTCGAGAGCTTTCGGCGATTTGGTAGGGTCCCGAGCGGATCCCTAGATCTTTAAGCCCTCGGGTAAAGCGATTAAAATCCTCTTTGAAAGCCTTACAAAGAAAATAGTCCAGGGCATCGGTCAAATGACCGTAAGGCTCGTAAGATATCCCGCTCTTTGGATCCCGGACCTTTTTCTTATGCTTTGTACCGTCCGGAGCCTCCTTAACCTTTACCAGGTCGGTAATAATGTTATTAAGCCCGGGCTTAATCCGGATCCGGATCCTCCGGCCCTCCGGGTCCCTGAATATCTCATTTATCCAGGTCCCCCGGGCGACCACGCTCGGCGCCGACGAATCGACGCGCCTCTCCGGGTTGAGATCCTGGAGCTCTCGGGCGATAAGGGTAAAGTCGTTAACACCTGGGCCGCTCCTGGTATCCCTCGCCAGGCCCGCCGGGTCGCCGTAATAAAAGACGCCGCTTTCGTGCGCGCGGTATCGCGTTAAAAACTCTTTTGCCAGCTCCGGGGTCGAGTTCCTTTTTGTCTCGCTCTCCAGGACGATCTCGTCGATAACGTTAACCTGGTAAAAAGGCTCGTCCTCTCCTGGTCTCTCGACCTCCTCAATCTGAAATACAAGGCCATTAATCGAGGGGTTAACGTTAAAGTCGGCGCTAAAATGGAGCGCGAGATCCGGATTATAATCGACGCCCTGGTCGGCGACGTCGTCCAGCTCGAAATATTTGTAAAACTCTCCGCCCTCCTTAATCGGCGTCTCCCAGTTTCCCAAAACGAAAACCTGGTATATCCTGGGCGGGAGCTTTTTCAGGTTTTCCATAAATCGCGTATTGTTTCGATAATATGGGTTATCAGTTATTTTGGCGGGGATATAAAGGACGTCGTCCGGGAGCTCCCCGGCTTTCCAGGGGTCGTAAAACCGGCGCTTTACCCAGTTTTGCGCGGGGTTACAAGTACAAATAATAAGAGGCGGAGGCTGATCGGCGGCCAATACTCCAGGGATTAACCAGGTCCCGGCCCGCTCCTGGGCCTTGTCGAAAGTCTCCTCCGCGAGCTCGTTAAACTCCTCCAGGACAAAAAGGTTAACGTCGAGCCCTTTCCACCGGTTAAGCTCAGGATCTCGGTCGATGTTTTCGCCTAAAAAATCGATGTGCGAGGCGTTTCTAAACTCGACGCGGCTCCTATTGTCAAAGCTGATCAGTTTCGGGATCTTAACCTTATCCCAGGCGGGGAGGGTGTTAATCTCCAGTATCCGGGAGGTTTTACGGACGACGGCGGCGCGAGCTCCTGGGTAAGCTTTTAAATAGAGCTGCATCGTCATAAGGGCGCCGGCTGTTTTTCCGCCCTTAATCGCTCCGCCGTAAACGATAATACGGTATTTTCCGCTCAGGGCCTCGGTTATAAATCTCTCCTGGACCGGAAAGTCGTCGGTCGAGAAAAATATTTTTTTTGAGTCGCTCAAATTTCGATAGTAACGCCGCCAATTTTAAGGATCTGAGTCTGGGCCTCCTCGCCCTCGGCCTCTCCTGGGTCGTTAACCTTAAACTTATGGACAAAAGCGAGCCATAGCTCGGCGGCCTTCATATCGCCAGCGACGGCTTTCTGAAAGATCGATTTTAACACCTTACCAGTGAGCGGGTAAAGAGCGAGGCGATATTTGTCGTTAAAGTCAGGGTTAAGCTCCTCGAGGTGTTTCCGGACCACGTTAAGGGAGTAGCCGGTAACCTCTTTTACGTCCTTAATCGACGGGATGATCCCGGTCTCCTCGATGATTTTAAAAATGGTCTCCCGGATAACGGCCTTAGTGGTGAGGCCTTTTGTGCTCCGGTAAATGGTTTTACCCTCCTCGTTTAAAAATGCGATTTCGCCGATTTGGCGAGAGGGCGGGATTATCTCCTTGCCGTCTTTACGCTTGGAGCCCTGGGAGCTTGTCGATCCCTCGGCCTGGGTTAATCTCTTGGTCTCCTTTGCTTTCATTGTAAACCTTTAAATCGCTATAAACGGTGCGAGTGGTAATATATAACTGATTGGACAACTCTCGGGCGGCCTGGTTAAGGGACGCGCCCGCGCGGGCTCTCGCATTAACATAATTGCGAACATACTCGCGGCGGCGGTTGAGTAATTCGTTTGATCGATGCAAAATATTGAACTTTGTTTATCCTAAAATTAATGAAACTACTGCATAAAACGACCTCGATCGCTGAAACTACTGCATAAAATGAAAAAAGCTTTTGAAACTACGGTATTAATGAGCCTCAGATTTACGATATCTTAAGGCTGTTTTCGTTTTTTCGGGCAATGGTAAAGCGTTTAATCCTTTCAAACGATCAGGTAAATAGATACGGCTTTCGCGTATTAACCCAGGGGATCAACCTCCAGGCATACGAGCGAAATCCTGTTTTATTGTATATGCACGATCGCGAGAAAACCCTCCCGGTCGGCGTAATGTCGGATATGAGGGTCGAGCCGGATCCGGATAATCCGGGCGACTTTCAGCTTACGGGCCTCCCTGTTTTCGATACGGGTATCGGCGACGATTTCGCCGAGATGGTCGCTAAGAAATACGAAAAAGGCAGTTTAAACGCGGCGAGCGTTCATTTAACGCCGCTCGAGTTCTCGGAGGATCCCGACCTTTTAAAGCCGGGCCAAAGAGGGGAGACGATCAGCAAATCGCTATTAAACGAGATATCGATCGTCGTCGTTCCTGGTAACCAGGGAGCGACAAAGCTGAGCGCACCGGCGCCCAGGCTATCAACCGAGGACCAGGTTATCGCGCTTGGAGCCTCTCAGGAGGACGTTAATAAAGTCGTCCCCTTACTTAAATTGCAAAATTCAAACTCTAATAAAAACGATATGAAAAAGATCGCTTTAGCCCTGGGCTTATCCGGGGACGCAACCGAGGAGCAGATCCTCGAGCAAATCGAAAAGAGCCAGGACAAAGGGACCGAAAAGGCTCTTTCAATGGAGAAAGAAAAGTCCGCAAATCTCGTCGAGACTCTTACGGCTATCGCTCTAAAGGCGAAAGATATCGAGGAGGACGATAAGGCGGATTTTATCGCGCTCGCTGAGGCGTCGCCGAAATTGGCGGCTAAAATGCTGGATAAAGCCCTTACTTTCGAGGCTCCAAAGGCTGAGAAAAAAGAGGAGACTCCAGGCAAAACAGAACAGACCCAGGATAAGACCCTCGCGGCCCTCCTGGAAAGCGCTGCAAAGTCAATCCCTGGAGCGACTGAGAAAGTGCTAAAATATGAGGAGCTCACCGAGGCCCAGGCTAAGGAGCTCAAAGAAAAGGAACCGGAGAAATTCGAGGTTTTGCTTAACGCCTACCTGGACGGAATCGATCCGGCGGGCGCTGGTAAAGCTGTTAAACTGAATTAATCCAGGGAGGATAAAAGGATTTAATCACCAAAAATAAAAGACACTCACTAAAATAATTCAGTAATGGCACAGGCATTAGTTACCTTATTTTCGCGGGAAGTTCAAAGTCAACTTTTCGCGGAGTACAGTTTTTACAAAAACTCGAAAATGGACGGGACGCCGGAGGCGACGCAAACGACCGTAACGGTTGGACAGGCGGGCAGCGTATCGGTAACCCGTAACCGAGATCTTACGAACGAGATCGCCAGCGTATTGAGAACAGACGACAAACTCGACTATTCTCTTGTACACCTTTCAACGGATCCGATAAGAATCCCGAACAAGGACGAGGCGGTCCTTGCGTATAGCAAGCGCGCCGATACCGTTCAGGCGTTCAGTCGAGCGCTAAACGAGCAGACGGGCCTCGAGGCTTTGATCGGCTGGGCGCCGGCGGCCGCAAATTCCGCGCAATTTCTGAGAACCACCGGAACCGCCTCGGCGGCTAATTTGGCTCACGGTTCGGCGACCGGAACCAGGAAAGCGGTAACAAAGGCCGATATTATTCAGGCAATGACCCGAATGACAAGGGACAAAATCCCTATGGCCGGCCGTTTTATGGTCGTTCCGGCGGTCCTTTACGACAATATCCTGAACATCGACGGTTTCGTCGAAGCGGATAAGATCGGAAGCGCCAACCTGGTAACGGGTGCGATCGGTATGTTACTCGGCTTTTCTGTTTTTGTTGTACCGGATAACCTCCTTTACACAAACGCGGCAACGCCTGTTAAGCAAGCGGTCGGCGCGTCTTTGGCGGCTACTGATAACGCCGCAATCCTGTTTTTTCACAGAGACTATGTAAGGAGAGCCGAGGGTCGCGTCAATATGTATTACGACGCGGGTAACCCGAAAGCTTACGGCGATATTATGAGTGCGGACCTCCGGGTCGGTTTCTCAGCCGGTAGAAACGACGCAAAGGGCACGATCGCCCTTATCCAGGCGGCTGGATAATCAGTCATAAAACCCTGAAAAGGGGAGTATCCAGCGAAAGCCAGGGCTCCCCGCGTAGGGTTAAAATTTTGTTTTACTCATATTAGGGAGTGCCCGGACCGTCCGGGGCTCCTTAAGTGAGTTAACGGTTAAAAAATGAGTAAAAAAGAGACTACAAGGCTCCCAGGAAATACCAGGCTTTCGCCAAACTTTAAGCTCTCCGAGTTTTTAAAGTCGCAAACGGCGGTAAGGCGGGGTATTGACAATTACCCGGACGACGACGAGCATATCGTTAATATGCGCGCGCTTTGTGTTAACGTCCTAGAGAGGGTCCGCGCGGAGTTCTTTATGAGATACCCGGGTAAAGGGTTATTTCTCTCCTCGGGTTACCGTAACGAGGAGCTTAATACTGCGATAAAAGGGAGCGATCGCTCTCAGCATTGCAAGGGCCAGGCGGCTGATATCGACGGCGATTATAACGGAATCCCAAACGAGGAGATTTTTAACTTTATCCGCGATAATTGCGACGATCCGGTTACCGGTTTCGACCAATTAATTTGGGAGTTCGGCGACGACGAGGCTCCGGCTTGGGTCCACGTTTCGCAACGTAACGACGGTAAGAATCGCGGACGGGTAACGATCGCCTCGGGTAAAAAGACCGGCAAAGGCGCTGATTATAAGCATATAAAAGAGGGGCGTAAATTTTGAGCTTTTTAAATAAGATAGGGTCTATTTTTTCAGGCGGCGCGGGCGACTTGATTGAGTCGGTCGGATCGGTAGCGGATAAATTCATTACCACCGGCCAGGAGAAAGCCGAATTTAAGGCGGCGGTCGCTAAGGCGATCCGAGACCACGAGCTCGCCCTCCAGGACCAGGCTCTTAAGGCTTACGAGGCTGAGGTTAAGGACCGAGATAGCGCGCGCCAAAGAGAGGCCGCGATCGCTAAGTCCGGGAAAATGGATTTTATGATGATATTGACCGGGCTCGTCGGCTTGGCGGCGTTCGGTTTTATGCTTTATGTTTTGGCTTACCTGGAGATTCCAGAGCAAAACCGGGATTTATTTATCCACGCGGTCGGTATCGTCGAGGGTGTGGTTATATCCATTTTTGCCTACTATTTCGGGACCAGTAAGTCCAGCAACGACAAAACCAAAATCTTAAGCAATGGCAAAGGATAAGCAATATAAGACCGAGGACGGGACGGTTTTCGACTCCCTGGACGGCGCCGTTAATTACGCGCTTAAAAGAGGTTTCGCGCCTCCGGTTGAGGTTAAGGACACAAAATTAAAATCTAAAAATTCAAGCAATGGCAAGGCCAAAAATAACGTTTAACAGAGGAGCCGGAGGGCTCGGGAGACCTCTCCCCGGTTTCGATCACGTTAGCGGGATCGTGTTTTATAACGACAATTATCCGAGCGGTTTCGACTCGGATAACCAGGTTAAGGCTGTTTTTTCTTTGGAGGAGGCCGAGGCCCTCGGGATAACCGAGGATGGCGCAAATCATAAAGAGGAGTGGTATCAAATCCGCGAGTATTTCAGGTTGCAACCAAAGGGCGAGCTTTGGGTCGGTATCTTTCCGGTCCCGGCTGGAGCTTACGATTTCGCCGAGGTTGACACAGTCCAGGCAAAAGCGGAGGGCAAAGTCCGGCAAATAGCGGTAGTTACAGCGATCGAGGGAGTAGTTACCGGAGATGTAACGACTTTGCAAGGCAAATTGGCCGGGCAATTTAATTTGTATCGCCCGCTTATCGGATTGATATCTTTTGATATATCCGGGGTTTCTGATCTTTCGACGCTTAGCGACTTAAGGACCTTATCGGCTCCCCTTGTTTCCGTCGTTATCGGCCAGGACGGCAACGGAAAAGGCGCGGCCCTTGCGGGGTCCGGATCTTTGGATCGCTCGGTTACCTGTATTGGCGCCGCCCTGGGAGCCTTGTCGGCCGCTAAGGTTAACGAGTCGATCGGTTGGCCTAAGAAGTTTATCGCCAACGGATCCGGCGAACTGGAGGTCCCAGCGTTCGGAAATGGAGACCTCGTAAAGGATACCGCTCTCGCGGCTCAGGACTCAATTAACGATAAGGGTTATCTCTTTTTGGTAAAGCATGAAGGGTTAACCGGCACGTATTTTAACCAGGCTCCGACCGCCGTCGTCGCCTCCTCGGATTATGCTTTCCAGGAGTCAAACAGGACGATCGACAAGGCCGTCCGCCTCGCGCACGCGGCCCTGAATAACGAATTAAACGGACCCGTCGAGGTCGATCCGGATAACGGAACACTCTCCGAGGGGTATATTAAGCATTTGGAGAGCGTCGTCGAGAGCTCGCTTTCTCAAATGGGACGGGACGGAGAGGTCTCGGGTTTCCAGGCTATTATTAACCCGGAGCAAGACGTTAACAGCACGAGCACGATCGAGGTATCGATCGAGATCGTCCCGATTGGCGTCGCCCGTAATTTGACCGTAAATATTGGCTTTAAACTAAAACTTTCTTAAAATGGCAAAACCGGCACTTATAAACGGTAAGGCATACGATTGGAGTAGCGTTAACGTATTAATCGGAGGGATTCCCGTAATTGGGCTCTCCGCAATCAATTATAAAGAGTCCCAGGATATCGAGGACAATCTCGGAGCGGGTAATTTGCCCGTATCTCGAGGTCATGGAGCGATTACCTCCGAGGGCTCAATCGGCTTGCACATGGAGGAGCTCGAGGCTCTCCAGGGAGCAAGTCCGACGGGACGAGTCCAGGATCTCGATTATTTCGACATAGTGGTTACCTACCTGAACGGGGCCAAAACGGTAACACATACGCTACAGGCTTGCACGATCACCGAAAACGCTCGGGAGATCCAGGCGGGAGATAAAAACGTAACATTCGAGGCGCCGATTAGAATCGGCCAAATTAAATGGCGCTAATTAATTAGCCCTTTTTACGATGCCAGCAAATAGCCCGGTCGAGTTTGGTTATAAAATACCGCTTTCGATCGGGCTTGTCGTTTTATTGGAAAACGGCGCCAAATACTGAAAAGACGGAAAACAACGCCGCCGCTATACGCAAGCTGGAGGACCGCGTCCTTATATTGGAGCTGCAAAACAAAAAATAACACTATGGCCGATTTAAAGAAAGTAACGGAGGGAATCGTTAACCGAGCTCTCAAAAGCGAAAAAAGCCCGGAGGAGATTATTAAGGAGCTCCAAAACTACAACGCCGGAGAGCTTACCGGAAAGGTATTTTTAATTGACGTCCAGGGAGCCCAGGGGCGAGCCTTTGGATTTTTGTTTCGTCCGGACCGGACGACTCTCGGAGCTGCGATATCGCAACTCGACCGGGATCCCCTGAAAGCAAATGAAATATTACTCCGTAACTCCTGGGTCGGAGGGGACGAGAGGATCCTCGAGGAGGACGAGTATTTTTTTGGTGCAATTTCAAGCCTGGGCCAATTATTAGAGTTCGGAACCTCCGAGCTAAAAAAGATTTAGACCGGGCCCGAATTAATGAGACGGCGGGCTTTGATGAAATAAGGAAAATCGACGCTTTGCTCGCTTTCACGTTTAAGGTTAACCCTCGCGATTTATCGGACGAGGATTATCGCGAGTATTGGGCTCGGTTTGTATGGTTACAACGAAACCCGAGGACCTTAATCGAGTACAAACTTACGGAAATACTCGGGAGGGTTATCGGTTTAATAAAATAGTCGCTTATGTCGATCGAGAGAGTTAAGTATATCGCCGAGATCCGGGACCTGGTAAGCAAGCCCTTAAGAGGAATCCAGGACCAGGCGACCAAAACCTTTAATAAGGCGGACAGGGAGCTCGACCAGTTTCAACGGAATTTGGACGAGACTCCCGCGCACGCGGGCAAGGCGAAAAGATCCCTCTCCTCCCTGGGCTCAGGGGGGCGCGGATCTTTTGCCGGGCTCGGTGGTATCGTAAAGGGAGCGATCGGACCGCTTGCGGCTTTCGCCGGCGCCGCCGGGCTTGGCCTGGTAGGCTCTAGGATCGTAAGCCTGGGTGCTCAAATGGAGCAAACGCGGATAAGTTTTACAACGTTTTTGAGGGGTAACAAACAGGCCGCCGACGGGCTGATTAATCAGCTTAACCAGTTCGCCAACGTAACGCCGTTTACCAACGCCAAAGTAATACAAGCCTCGAGAACCCTCCTCGCCTTTGGTATGGATGCAAACGAGATCCTTCCGACGCTTAAGTTTTTGGGAGACGTCTCCGCCGGAACAGGGAAAGACCTCTCCGAGCTGGGCGTTATTTTCGGGCAAATTAAAGGCGCCGGCCGGTTAATGGGTCAGGACCTTTTGCAGCTCATAAACGCCGGATTTAATCCTCTCCAGGTTATCAGCGAAAAGACCGGGCGATCTATGGCCGACCTTAAGGACGATATGAGTAAGGGGCTGATCTCTTTTGATATGGTCAAACAGGCATTTAAAGACGCGACCAGCGAGGGCGGGCTGTTTTTCAATCTTATGCAAAAGCAATCTCAGAGCCTATCAGGGCGCTGGAGTACACTCGTCGGCAAATTGGAAATGATCGGTATTACGCTCGGAGAGAGCGCAGCCGGTCCCCTGGGTAATTTGGTTAACCTCGGGATCCAGGTCGTCGAATGGTTTAGTAATAACCTGGGCAACCTGGGCGACGTATTCCGTCCCCTGGGCGAGGCTATGGCTCCGCTTTGGGCTGGGATCCGGGAGATTGGCGAGGCGCTGGGCTTTGCATCCGGGACCGGGACCTTTTTATCGACGGTATTTAACGCCCTCGGTAATATGATAAGGCGGATCTCCCCGGTATTACAAGCAATGGCATCTGTTTTGGGGTATGTCGCGGGCCTTATCGCTAAAATAATAAGCTTTACCTCGAAATGGCTGGAGCGTAACGAGTGGCTTGTTAAGGGCTTAAAAGGTATCCAGGGGGCAATTATGGGTGTATTGAAAAATACGTTTAACGCAATGAAAACGACTTTGGGGGGTCTCGCGGACGTCCTGGTCGGTATGCTTACCCTGGATAAGGATAAAATCAGCTCAGGAGCTCAGGCTCTTAAAAAGGCCGTAATTGACGGCTCGATAATTGGGACCACCAGGAGCGCGGTCTCCGGTTTCCGGGAGGGATACAACGATAAGAGCCGTAATTTTTTCGGAGCACAAAAGAAAGAGACCGCCAGCGCGGACCTACCGGGAAGATCTACCTCCGGTATCCCAGGCCTGGGCGGATCCGGCAAAACGGACCTCCTTAACGGGCTGAGCGAGGTCAAAGGAGACGGGAGAGCGGCAAAAAATATCACGATCAACCTCTCGAGCTTGGTCGATAATATTAACGTTTACGCGGAGGATCCGAGGGATTTCCAGGATCAAATTAGAGACCGGGTAACTGAGGCGCTGAGCCTTGTTTTGAATGATGCAAACATAATCGCGGGGCAATAATGGTAAGTAGAGTAAAATTAAAGAACATCCCAAAGGACGCGATCGCGGGCGTATATGCGAATAACGCAAAGGTCCCAGGGCGCCAAATAGTCGCGAGAGCTCTCCAGGAGGGCAAGAGTCGCGTTTATAACCTAAACGGGCAAGAGTCGCCCGAGCCGGTAGGTTTTAGCCCTTTGAAAACGCCCGTTTTTGATAACATTATTTTCCCGGCTGGATCTTATCAGGACGTTAACGGTCAAACGGTCGAATATGACGAGCTGAGGATCGACGCGGTCCTTATAAATGTGGACCAGGATAAGAATATTATCCGGACGGCTCCCCTCGGTCGTAATGGTACGGTAAAGAGGTATGTCTCGGACGGCGATTTCTCGATTAATATCCGGGGTAAGATCGTTAACTCGGACCAGTTTCTCCAGTATCCGGAGGACGACGTTATTAATTTTATCAAGATTTTGAAGTCCTCGGAGCCGCTCCAGGTCGTAAGCTCATATTTACAACGCCTGGAGATATTCGATATAACCGTCCAGGGCTACCAGTTACCGCAACGCTCGACGCAAAACGTCCAGGAGTTCCAAATTAGGGCTTATTCGGACGAGCCTTTCGACTTTATAATCCAAGGAGATAATGGTTAAGTTATCGGTTAAGGTCGATATCGGAGCGGAGAGCTTTCAGTTTCCGGCGGACGTCGATATCTCGAGTTCCTGGGATATGCTTACCGATACCGCAAGGATCGTATTACCTCGAGGGGTCCGGTTTATTACCTCCGATTATATCGCCGGCCTGGATAACCTGTTTAAGCGCGGCGACGCTGTTAAGATCTATATTGGATACGACGGGGACCTTGTCGAGCGTTTCGACGGGTATCTCTCCGGTATCCGCCCAGGTAACCGGCTCGAGTTCCTTTGTGAGGACGCCGTTTATTTAATGAAGCAAAAAAGCATTGAGAGTTTTAGCTCTCCAAAGATCACGCTGGAGGATCTCCTCGGAGAGCTCTCGATCGATACGATCCCTTTTAACGTCGCCGACGGCGGGATTAATCTCGGTAAGTTCAGGATCCGCAATGCAAACGCGGCCGAGGTCCTGGAGGAGCTCCGCAAGACTTACGGACTTTACTCCTGGGCCCGGGAGGGTATCCTATATTGCGGCTTTGCTTACGATCCTTACGATGATCCTCCGACTCATATTTTTGAGGTCGGTAAAAACGTTATCGCCTTCGATGATCTGAGATATTACCGGGACGACGACGTTAAGATTAAGGTCAAAGGGGTAAGCCTCCAGCCGAATAACAAAAAGATCGAGGTCGAGGTCGGAGACGCCTCAGGAGATCTCCGGACGGTGTTTAAGTACAACGTCGGCGCCGCCGAGCTTAAGAAGTTCGCCGAGGCCCAGCTCGAGGAGTTGAAATTTGAGGGATATCGCGGGCATTTCGACGCCTTTACGACGCCCAGGGTAAGGCATGGGGATAAAATCAGCTTCAAAAACCCGTTTATCCCTGAACAGGACGGGACTTATTACGTCCGTAAAGTGGTTACTCGCGTCGGTGTTAAAGACGATATGCAACGGATTTATTTAGACCGCAAAATTTTATAATGGGACTGATCGACGATATCAAAAGGAAAGTTTTCCAGGGCGAGGAGATATATAGCTCTCCCGGGACGGTTAAAGAGGTTAACGACTCGACCAGGACCGCGACGATCGAGGCCCTGGAGGGACCGGAGATATACGAGGTAAGGCTCCAGGCGACAAGCGGCAACGAAAAAGGGCTTTATATTAAGCCGGCGGTCGGGAGCTTTGTCCTGGTAACCTGGTTAAGCCCGGAGGACGCTTTTATTTCAATGATCGACGAAATCGACGAGATTAAGATCGAGACAAACGACGCGGTCGAGCTATCTCCCGGCGGGGACGCGACGATCTCGGCCGGCGGTAAGGTAACGGTCGAAAACGGAGACGCCTCGCTCAAAGAGCTTGTAAGCGATCTCCTGGACCTCCTGGAGAGTAAGTATATTTTAACCACGCCGAGCGGGCCAACGGGGGCGCCTATTGGGACGGCCTTAAGCGAGATCCAGGCGATCAAAAGCAAGGCGAACAAATTATTTAAATAATGGCACTGAGCAAAACCTTACTTAAGAGCGAGATTAAACTCGTATATGAGGCCGCAAAGGAGATCGAGGACCAGGACCAGGCGCTCGAATTTGTCGCCGAGGGTATCGCCTCGGCAATCGATAAGTATATCCGGGCGGCGGTGGTAACGATTAGCCCAGGGATCCCGGTCTCAACCTCAGCGCCGGCGACGGGATCGACGACGGGCCCAGGGGTCGGATCTTTATCTTAAAATCCGTCTTTTCACTATACAATCGCGGAGCTTTCCGCGTTTCTCTTTTTCTTTACGGTATGCCAAACGACTTTTTAAGTTATGATATTGACACTCCGACCGAGAAGATGGTCGATTCGGGAAGGACGACCAGCGCCGGGACCGAGGCGTTAATCGATAGCGGACAAAATTTTACCAGTACGGTAAAGGTAGGCGATAAGGTTATTAATACGACAACGAGCGCCGAGGGGACGGTTACGGGGGTAACCTCAGATACGGAGCTCGCCGTTTTACCGGCCGACTTAATGGATATTGGTGAGTATTACCAAATTTTCACTCCGATAACCTTTGAGGCTCGGGATCTTATTATCCGGGGCGGTAACTTTAAGATCGGAGAGTCCGAGGTCCCTGAGCAAAACCGAATAATTGAGGCCTTCCCTGGAGAGTACAAGCGGACGCCTCTCGTCGGTGTTGGTATTGAGCAATACCTTAACGCCGCAATGAATAAAAACGAGCTCAAAAGACTGATTAAAAAGGAGCTGGTTAAAGACGGTTTTAAGGTTGACCGGATCGATATCTCGGACGATTTTAGCGAGATCGATATCGAGGCAAGCAAAAATTAACACTATGGCGAGGACTATTGAAGCAATTTACGACGCTATTATCCAGGAAAAGGAAACGCTCCCGAGCCTGGAGGGCCTTACTCCAAATAATGACAATTACGAGGATCTCCTCGCCGCTATTGACGCCGATAGTGCGGTCTCCGAGTGGCGTCTTTGGGCTTATATCCAGGCGGTACAGATCCACGTTTTAGAGGTTTTTTTCGACCTGTTTAAGGAGGAGATCGACGCAAAAGCGGCCGAGGCAATCGTTGGGACGCTCCCCTGGTATGTCAAAATATCCAAAGAATACGAGCCAGGGGTCTCCCTGGAGCTTATCGGTAGTAAATGGCAATACGCGACGCCGGTCCCAGCAAATCGATTAATCCCGGTCGCGAGCGCAATCGCAAACGCTGGGACGATCTTTTTAAAGGTCGCAAAATCGGACGGCCTGGGCGGCTTTGAGGCCTTAACGGCTCCGGAGTTAACCGCTTTTACCGGTTATATCAAAGATCGCGGTTTTGCCGGCGACTCGTTCAATATCCAAAGCCTTAACGGCGATACGCTCGAGGTCGATATTGACGTTTATTATGACGCTTTCCTTAGCTCCGCAACGGTCGAGGCGGACGTCGAGGCGGCGATTTCAGCCTATTTGGCGGACCTGGATTTCGACGGGGTCGTTAAGGCGATTAAGATAATCGACGCGATTCAGGCGGTCGAGGGCGTCCGCGACGTCGTCGTTAACGGGTTAACCGGTGTTAACGGCGTAATAAATACGCCTTTTTCGAGAGAATACGAGACTAAAGCCGGATATATTACTTTTGACTCCGGGAGCTCGACCTTAACAATGATCGCAGACACAAACCAATAGAATTGAATTACTCTTTCGATCATATCAAATTCATTGAGCAACTCCTCCCGGGAGATCTCCGGACAACGACGCGTAAGGAGTGGCTCGCGGCTCTCCTGGATCCAGGCAATACCTTACACTCAGAATTTTTAAGCAAGGTAAGCGAGATCCGGGACGAGATCGCACTGAACGGGCAAAAGCTTACGATTGAATGGTATTTAAACAACCTTTTCGACGCCGTCGATAGGCGGATTTATATCGACGATCCGAGCACTACTTTTGTGCTGGTCGCTTTGTATCTTATCAGCGAGGGACAGGACGGCCAGGCCTTGTATCTGATCAGCGAAAGCCCGGACGGGGACGGCGAGCTCGAGCTTTTCCTTATCAGCGAGGAGGAGTCCAACGATAACGATTTTACCGTCTTTTATCCGGACACTATTAGCCCGGACCTGGACGCAATGAACCGAGCGATTAAGAAAATTAAAAAAGCCGCAAAACGGCACAATATAGACACTTTTACGCCTTAAAATTATGAGGGAATTAATCGATTTTACGGGAGGCCGGAACCTAAAACAGGACGATTTGATCATCTTACAAGAGCAATTAACCCAGCTAAAGGCAAATTTTAAAGGCCTGGGCGGCGCGTTTGTCGTTTGGGGTTTTGAGGTTACCGGCTCAGTCGGTAACTATACCGTCGCCGAGGGAGTCGCTTTTCTAAACGGCAAGCTTATTTATTATCCGGGAGGCTCCGGGCTTGCGATAACAAGCTCGACGGCAATCCGGGAGGCCGCCGCGACGACTGAGCTCTCCAGGGCTTACACACTCGACGCAAACAGCCGGGACGGGGTGCGAAAGTCTAATATTACAATCGACACGACGGCGGGAGCCGACGAGGAGGAGTATATCGGAATAAGCCCGAGCGGCCCGGATCGCAATATTAACGACGCGCTGAGGGATCAAGTTTACCGCGCTGGTATGGTCCAGGCATGGAGCGGAGATATCGGAGCCTTTGACGGCAACGGGGTAGGCCTGGGATCTTTGAGAGGTTGGCAGCTTTGCAACGGCCAAAACTCAAGCCCGGATATGAGGGGTAAGTTTTTAATCGGCCGAGATCCGTCGGACGTCCTTTTCGATGCAATCGGCGACGTCGGAGGATCTAAAGAGCACGATCATAAAATCGGGCAAGTTAACCCAGGGAGCGGGGTCGTTATCGGAGACGACGGTCCGCAAGACTCTTTTATTACCCTGGATGATACTCCGGATTATCAAGACTCGAGCCCGACCGCCGGGATAATAGGGTATATTGTGCGAGACAGAGACGGAAACGACCCGGATACATGGAGCTCTCATGGTATCAAATCGCACGATACGACCGCCTTACCTCCTTACTATACGGTGGCTTGGATGGTATGGCAAGGCAACGCCTCGGGCTGGGGTGTTTTTGACGATGGTGCTCAGCAACAAGGGCAAGAATCTGAAAGCTAAGAAATGAAGCTTAAAACCTGGGAAAGCGCGACAATATGGGACCTTGCGGTTATCGCAAACGGTAACCTGGGCGTCGCCTTGTCTCTCGCTCAGGATAACGGGATCGAGCTCGACGACGATATCGCGCCGGAGACTGAGATCCAGGTATCCCAGGCGGTGCGAGATTATAAGCCGCCGACAATTGAGCCGGTACTTAAGGTCGCACAAAGCCAGGAGACGACGGTTTTACCAAATCAATCAATTTTTGATATAACACTCCAAAGATTTGGATCCCTTAACGGGATCGCTCAGATCCTTGCGGGTAACGATATCGATCCGGACGTTAAGCTCGGTAATTTTTCAAAGATTAAAGCGCCTTTAAATAGCAAGTCCGCCGTAGTTGGTTATTACAAGAATCGAAATATTATCCCTGAGACCTGGAGATTTGAGGAAGCCATTACACCGTTAATGGATAAATTCGCCGATTTTTTCGAGAATGGGCTCGGGTTTTCTACTGTTAGACTGACAGATACATATTCCGGATACTGTTTAAGGGTATGTCATCCAGTTTCATTGTTGGAAATCGATATCGGATTTAAGGAGTACAATGGTCGTATGTGGGTCGATGCCCAGGCCGCACAGGCTTTTTTTGAAAGCCAACCGGAAACGGCGGAGCCGCTAAAAATCACACGCGCCTATCTACAGGGGTTACACGAATCTGGCGCCAATTTCATGGAGCCGCCCACCTATTCCAATGCGCTGGAATTTTATCCCAATGCCGAAAACCCGGATGAAAGCTACATCCGCAAAGGTGACACCCAATTCATGCAATTTGAAAATTTCCGGCGGCAAAATTACAGGGATGCCAACTCTCCATATTTAAACACCGCCCAGCATTTACACGCGGCCTTTACGCTGGTTGTATGGGAAGGCAGCGAAATGACAGATGCGAATGTAAATGTGGGCCATTATTTCGGCCACATGGGGCCGAATAATGGACAAACGACCAGTTTCCAAATCCGCGACCGATACAATGATAACCCGACACTTCGACTTAATCGATACACTTCAAAGTTTCGACTTGGTGGAAATATTGGCACGTTTGACACCCGAAATTCTAATTGGTGGGATGTGAGTGTACAGCCTTTGCCGCAATTAGGGCAATACACAGACGATCAATTTTCAGAATACGGAATTCATGCCGGATATCACGAATACCGAGATCAAACCGATGTAGATAATGAACTGATTTTCATCGAAAATCTAATAAAACAGTACATAAAAAAATATGAAGCCGAAACCGGAATTGTGCAAATCGCATGGACACAGCCAAACCAATTTGGAGCATATAAACGACCGGGGGATCCGGCCGCCGCTGGCTTTGACTGTTTTTATAGCACCAAACTTTTTTTACGCGCATTAAATGACAAAATTGAATTCAAAGGAATGAGCCCGGATAAGACAGAATTAATTTATCGGGAAGTGGAAAAAATATTCAAATTACCAGAACAAGGGATTCACATAGCAGATACCACATGAAATATTTACCCGGATTTTTCACAGAACAAGCGGCGCGAGATTACTCGAGAGAAGCGCGAGAACAGTCTCAAAACCCGACGACGACGTTTGAATTTATGTTTTCATGGACTAAGCACTCCGCGCGGTCTGAATGGGCTCTAATAATACCGCCAGGATGTGAGTCTTTTTTAAGAGAGGGAGACGAGTCTCGTCTTATTGATAAGTTAGATCCGACTTGGTGGTCCCAGCCGGAGGCCGTCGATCCGATCGATAAATATCGCGTATATTGGGCGGAGTTCGCTCGCGAAATTATCGCCGAATTTAACGCCCGAAACCAAAACCTTACGGGCGCCGCCGCTATGCAAGCAATCGTAATGCTTAAGCCTGTTATCGACGCGCTAAACGGTTTTGCCCTGGGCGCCGCGAGGGATATCCTTAGCCAAATTCCGGCGGATCCTCAAATTTTCCCGCAAACAGAAAAAGACTATTTTCTAACAAAAATTAATAATTACTTAAGTAATTGGACCTAACTTTATAGCATGAAAAAATATACGTTTCACGATCTCGCTCTTAAGACCGGGGACCTGGTCCTTTTCAGGACGCCGCTCTCCTGGTCGCCTATGTCATGGCTCGCTCAGTTGATCCGGATTTTTACCGGGTCCGCTTATAATCACGCGGGTATTATCGTCGAGATTTGGGGCCGCCCTTTTTTACTGGAGGCCAACGAGCGCGGGCTCGTCGCAGCTCCGGCGGAGTATAGGCTCCATGGTCGCGAGATACTGGTCCGCAAGCCCTTATTTTCCTTCATAAGCTCCGAGATAGCCCGGAGGGCCGTCTCTCGCCTGGGCGTCTCGAAATACGATTTTAAGAGCCTTTTTGTTTACCAGGTTTTATATCAAATTTTTGGGACCTGGAAGGGTAAAAAAAACGACGACGCCGTCGATCGGCTTTATTGCTCCGAGTTTTACGCTTGGTGTTTCCGGGAGGAGTTCGTCGCCTGGTATCTTACGGATCCGGAGGTCCTGGTTAATACTCCGCTTTTAGCTGATAAATACCGCTTAAAATTATGATACTTATCATCTTTTCTCTCTTAATCGTCGTCCTGGTTGAGGCTTTTTTCGATGTTCAAAAGATCCGCGCCGGGATCTCGCCGCCGGTTTCCTGGGCTTTCCGCCTTTGCGTCGGCGCCGCTTACCTGGTTTGGTATTATTTTAAATACGACGTTTATCCTCTTTGGATCCTGGAGGAGCTGGGCCTTTGGTCGCTTTTCTTGGTCTCTTTTTATTGGACGTTTTTCGATATGACCGTTAACGTAATGAGGGGTAAAAATGCGCTTGTATGGGGTCAAACTAAAGTAATTGACCGCTTTTTCGGGGGGAGATATTTAACAGGTTGGTATGCAGCCGCTATGCCTGGGGTCGGGCATTTAATTAAATGGTCTCTTTTGCTTACCGGGTTTTTCTCGGTATGCTTGCCCAGGATCCAGGGGGAGACGCCCGTCTTTTACCCTTTTTAATGGAGATCATAACGCCAATTTTAACAGCCATCATATCAGCAATCGCCGTAATATTGCCGGCGTATTGGTTACACTCGCAAAGAGAAAAGTCCCGGGCGATTCAAATTAAAGCCCTGGAGGATAAGGTTATCGCCCTGGAGCATTTCAGCTCCGACGCGATCCGGATCCGACTTGCAACGATTAACGCCTTGCAAATGCTGGTAAGCGATTTATTTAAGGGGTCCGGAGCGGACCGCTTTCTTATCCTGGTAGCTTATAATGGATCCCAGGCGGTAAAATGGGCCTCGGTAATATACGAGCAACACCAAAACACAATTAAAGTAAATTATTCACTCGGAGCGGCCCGCAAATATCATAATTTGCCGCTCGACGACGTTTATAGGGATATGCTACATAAGGCCGAGCAAAAAGGTTATTCTTACGAGAAAACCGACGAGATGCACGATAGCCTTTTGAAGGATATTTATATCGAGGAGAAGGTTAGCGAGAGCCGGGTCGATTGGGTCCGTCGAAAAGAGATAAAAAACGGCAAGGATCTTATTATTTATACATCCACCGCAACGCACCAACCCGACGGCTTTACTCCGATTGATAAAAGGCGGGTCCGGATCAGTATCGCCGCGATTAAGGACTTAATATATAAGGAGTTTGACGACGTCCTCGAGATTAAATAACTTTCTTAAAATCCATCGCTTTTTTAAAAAACTTCGATTTTTCACTTAAAAAACAGGCTTTTAAAGCGTTTAAAAGCACTTTTCAAATTCGGTATTCAGAAAGTTACTTTTCGAGCTGATCACTTTTTTGAAAAGTTCAAAATTGAGAAAGTTACTTTTTGAGCTGGACACTTTTAACCCTCATTTAAACGCTTTAAAGGCCACTTTTTAGCCTTTATTTTCCGGCAATTTCAAAAAACCGCCTTTTTTCTCAAAACTTTTCGACGCCGTCGAATTTGTCAATGTCGCAAAATGTCGTATTATTGTTGTGTTAACAAAAACCAAAAAATGAGTAAAACAACCAAAAACGGCCTTGTCTCCTGGGTAAAGGAGGCGGGGCAACCGATTCAAATTAATTGCGCTCCTGGAGAGCTCACCGACCAGGATAACCTTGTCGCCCTGGGTGAGATCCTCGCGACGCTTAAGCCTTTGCAGCTTGCTCAGGTTTTAATCGTAATGAATAGCCGGACCGGAGCCTCGCGCTCCTCGGTGGTTATTAGACCGAGAGGAGGCCGGCAATGAGAGCCGCCTTACTGAACCTTAAAGAGATCCAAAAGCGCAAGCTTTACCAGCAAAGGCGCTTTGTCCTCCTGGATCCAAAAAACCCGCTTTTTGAAAAGCTGGATTTTATCGAGATCGACCAGGTTAAGACCCGGCGCCAGGCGGTTAACCTTTGGGGTCGTATCTTACCGGATCCCTCAAAAATGGAGGACGCCGGTCTCTCCGCTCGTATTATGGTTTATTCCGAAATACCGAGCGACTTTTATAGTAACCCGGACGCCCTTGTTAATGATGGCGCCGGGATATGGATCGACCTTACCGCCGCTTCGGTAGTGGTTAAGGAGTCCATATTTAAAAAGCTCCTTGCGCTTTCTCAGATAAGCGAGATCGAGATCTTACGCGAATACCCGGAGGAGGCCGGCCAAAATGGATAAGACGGTAATAAAAAAAAGAGGGCTTTCGGGCCCTTTTTTCGCACTATGTCGCAAAATGTCGTATTATTACAGTTCAAATAAACACAAATATGAGTAACACAGAAAAGACGACGGCCGTCTCTAAAGCCGCCACAACCACGCCGGGCGCTCCTTTGAGCGACGCAAAGCTTAAGCAATGGCTTAAGGATACCGGCAAAACCGCGAACATGAACGACGCCGACGTCTCGCTTTTTCTCGAGATCGCCAAAGCCTCCGGGCTTAATCCGTTTAAGCGCGAGATTCACGCCTCGAAATATTCAAAGGACGGTGAGCTCGCAATTATTACCGGTTACGAGGTTTATATCGACCGGGCGAACGCCTCCGAGCTTTTGAACGGCTGGAAGGTCGAAACCTCCGGCAAGGTCGCCGATAATACCCTTAAGGCGACGCTTACTATTTATCGCAAGGATTGGAGCGAGCCCTTTATTTGGGATGCTTATTATGTCGAAAACGTCGGCCGCAAAAGGGACGGATCAGTCAGTAAATTTTGGAAAACCCGCCCGGCCTTTATGCTTAAAAAGGTTTGTATCTCACAGGGTTTCCGCTTATGCTTTACCGAGGCCCTCGGGGGACTTCCTTACACTCGCGAGGAAATGGAGACCGGAGACGACGCTTATCGCGTCGAGACGCAAGACGTCGAGGTCCAGGAGGTTAATCCGGAGCCTAAAGCCCAGCAAAAACCAAAGGCGGCGCCGAAAACGATCGACGTATCGCCAAAAACCGAGGACAAGCCGCAAGGCCCTCCGGAGGCTGATTTTACCCAGGACCCGGATTATCAGGCGACCGAGGAGCAAATCCTCCAGCTTAAGGCTTTGATTAAAAGCCCTTATTTTGACGGGGTTAATAACAATGGAGTCGTTATGCGCGACGCGATCGTCTCGAAAATGAGCGAGGGACTGGATCGAATGACCGCCGAAAAATGGATTAAGTCAATGACTAAAAAGGTCGAGGATTACGAGCTCGCGCTCGCCTCTCAAAACAGCGCCGAGGGGGACGTTTTTTAATATGGAATATCTTAATATATTATTCGATAGCCTGGTCCGTATGGTCCAGGCCACCGGCTCCGCGAAAAAATTTGAGGCGGCCGGTAAAGGGGCGGCGGAGGCTGATCTCGAGCCACCGGTCGAGGTGGACCCGGTCGCGGCCTGGATATATCTCTCAAAAATGGAGTCTATAATTAAGGGCTATAAGAACGGTCTCGAGCCTCACGTTACCGAGGCGGTCGATAGGGCCGGCGGATCTATTTCGAGAGCTGGGGCGGTTTTGGAAAGCGCCGAGGTGGGCGTTAAATGGGATCACTCCGGGGACCCGGTTTATACTCATATCTCCGATAAGGTTAAGGAGTTCAACGACGCCCTTAAGGCGCGCGCCAAAGAGACCAGGAGCTTAAAGGAAAGCCGGACCGAGCTTAATAAGGAGACCGGCGAAATAATCGAGATACCGCCGCCGGTAAGGACCTCGACAAGTAAATTTAAACTCACTTTAAAGGATGTCGAAAATGGGAGCAAGTAAGCGAGATTTTACCCAGGAGCGCGAACGATCCGCGCACCTGGAGGAGGTTAAAGCGAGGACCGAGAGGATCCTCGTCGATACGAGAGAGCCGGATCCCGTCCCTCCGGACGGCAAGCCCTGGGATCCTAAGCCCAGGACCTACCGGACGACGCAAAGCGCGATAAGAAAAGCCTTAAAAGATATCGGCGTCGAGGCTAAGGTTAGATATATGGGAGCCCGACCGGGCTCGGAGTTTGTTTTTCAGGCCTGGATCCTCCGGGGCAAGGCAACGCGGGATCAAATTATCGCTTACCTGGAATATAAGATTTCATGCGCAAGGGTTAGGCGCTCGTCTTGCGATGTTTTCACAATATGGACCCGAGAGGAGGCGGTTAAATATGAGTCGTAAAATTAAGGCCTTAATCGCTTGCGAGGAGAGTCAGGCGGTTTGTATAGAGTTGCGAAAAATGGATATTGAAGCTTATTCGTGCGATATTCTCGATCCGTCCGGAGGTCATGCGGAATGGCATATTAAAGGAGATGTTACTGAGCAACTTAAAAAGGAATGGGATTTAATTATCGCCTTTCCTCCTTGTACTTATTTAACCGTAACAGGCAATAGGTGGTTTAATGTTGATAAATACGGAGAAAAAGCTCTTAAGAGGATTGAAGAAAGAAAAAAGGCAATACAATTTTTTATATCTATCTACAATTCAAAAACGCCTTATATTGCTATCGAGAACCCGGTCGGGGTCATTAGTTCTGTATTTAAAAAACCAGACCAGATAATTAACCCGTTTGAATTTGGAGACCCTTATGAAAAAAAAACGTGCTTATGGCTGAAAAACTTGCCGCCGCTTATTAGTACGAAAAAGGTAGATCCTCCTCCTCGGACAACTTTTAAAAGTGGTAAAAGTATGCCGTCATGGTATGCGGAGTCGTGGAAATTACCCAAAGACGAAATGGCTAAATTACGAAGCAAAACATTTCCAGGAATAGCAAAAGCAATGGCTCAACAATGGGGGCAATATGTAATAGATCAGAAAGGAGGTAAAAAATGACGATTAATACTAAAATTCAGGAAAGTATTAAGGCTCTGGACCAGGCTTTCGCGGACGCTTTCGAGAAAGATACGCCGCTTTATAAGCCCTCCGAGCTCGCCGTGCTCTTAGGCGTCGATGTGCGGACGATTTACCGCGATATCGACAAGCTGGGCCTTATAACGATTAAGCTCGGACCCAAATCGACCAGGGTCCCAAAGTCTCAGGCCGATAGGCTCGCCGCCTACCGGGGGACCACCTTACCGCAAAAGTTTAAGTTTTAAATATGCTTAAGCTTAGACCTTACCAGAAGGAGGCTCGGAGTCTCCTCCGGGGACGGTTTCGGGCGGGCGCTCAGCGCGTTATTTTGTGCGCGCCTACCGGAGCCGGTAAAACCGTTATTTTCTCAGATATCGCAAAGCATACCAACGCCCTCGGCAATCGGATCCTTATCCTTACCGACCGGATCGAGCTCCTGAAACAGGGCTCCGGAGCGCTTTCAAAGGTAGGCCTCGAGGTCGAGGTTATCCAGGCCGGGCAAAAGATTGATAAAATCAATTACCAGGCGAGCGCCTTTATCGCAATGGTCGAGACGCTTAACCGGCGCCTCCAAAATCGCGTATTTAGGCGCTTGCTTGGTAAAATCGACCTCCTCATTATTGACGAGGCCCACAAAGGCAATTTTCGTAAAATATTCGACCACTTTCCGGACGCCTGGGTTATCGGAGCGACGGCGACGCCGATATCGGCCTCGATAAAGCACCCGCTCCGCGACTTTTACGACGATATTGTCGAAAACACCAGCATCCCGGAGCTCGTTAATAGCGGCTTTCTCGTCCCTTGTCGGACCTTTGCAGCAAAGGAAAAGCTCGAGGCTAAGGATCTCCGCGTTAAAAAGGGCGAATATACAGAGGAGAGCCAATTTAACTGGTTTGATAAAAAAGAGCATTATGCGGATATCGTCGATAAATACGAGTATTTCGCTAAGGGTAAAAAGGCCCTTATTTTTAATATCAATATTAAGCACTCTGAAAAGACGACGCTCGCCTTTAAGGAGCGCGGGATCCGCTCCGCTCACCTGGACGGGACCACACCCAAAGGGCAAAGGGAGGAGATCCTCCGGGAGTTTAACGAGGGTAAGATCCAGGTCCTTAATAACGTCGGCGTTCTTACAACGGGATACGACGAGCCAAGCATCGAGGTTATCGGCCTGAACCGCCGGACCAAATCATTACCTCTTTATTTGCAAATGGTAGGCCGAGGAT